AGCTGCCTAATATTAGTATCCGAAACTTTTGGAGAAAATTCCAGCGATTCGTTAAAAAACACATCTTACCAGAATTCGAAGGTGAAGTTGTGGCATATGATGAAGAAATAGATTTTGAAGCATGGCTCAAGGAAACTCAATATCCAGAATGGAGAAAAGAGGAGCTACGCAAAGTCTATGATTCCTTAATTACCATTGAAGATAAAGTAAATTTCGTGGTTAAATTATTCATGAAGGACGAATTCTACCCAGGCATTAAGCATGGACGGGGAATTTACGCCAGAGTGGATGAGGCTAAATGCATTTTTGGCCCAGTTGTGAAGAAGATTGAAGAAATAGTATACAAGCATCCGGCTTTCGTCAAGCATGTTCCTGTTGACGAAAGGCCACAATACATTTTCAACCGTTTATTCCGACCTGGGGCTAAGTATTTGGCTACAGACTACACATCATTCGAAGCGCATTTGTCCGAATCGATGTTTAAAGAAATTGAATATTTTATCTACCGTTCTCTGATTGGCAAATCGAATTCGAGAATGTTCTACATCATGAGCTTGATGGAGGAAGTGGTTTCGGGAAGAAATATCATTAAGAACAAGTACTTTTCAGGGTACATTGATGCACGTAGAATGTCAGGTGAAATGACTACGTCTTTAGGTAATGGTTTGGTGAACTATTGCTTAATGAAATTCGCCTGTTACTTACAAGATATTGAAACGATAGGAGTGGTTGAAGGGGATGATGGTCTGTTTGTTGTAGACGGATCAGCCTGCTTTAATCCTGCTATATTTGAACAGATGGGTTGTTTAATCAAATTAGACGTTCATGAATCCTTGGAAACTGCTGGATTCTGCCAAAACGTGTTTGATATCAACGAATGTCGTAATATTGTGGATCCGATCAAAATTCTTTGCAATTTTGGTTGGTGCCAAACCAAATATATACGCGCTTCACATAAAACTAAGATGAAGCTCCTCCGTGTCAAAGCCCTATCTATGTTGTTTCAGTGTGCTGGATGTCCTATAGTCCACACTTTGGCTGAACGACTACTTTATCTCACTCGTAGCTATAATTTAGGTACTACATTGGATAAATCTCTCTCTGGTTTCTGGGAGAGAACGCTAAAAACAGGTATAGAAAAGATGAATGTAGTGGAAAAACTAAACATACCGATATCTAAAGCATCACGATTGTTGATGGCCGAAAAGTTTGGTATTTCCATTTGCGCTCAACTTTCGATCGAAGAGAACATTAAATCCTGGAACCTAGGAGAAAATGTCTATTCTCTGATCTTACTGCACTGTCCAGATGTTACTGTGGACATGTATAGCCAGTACTCCATGCCCGGCTCAGACATGGAGATGGACCTTTA